ATGATAAAACCCGTACTAGCAACGGAAGTGATAGTAGACGAGGAACTGGAGAAGCGATTAATTCCGAAACAAAAGACTGTTCTGTATGTGGGCATTAAATATGATTATGGACATCCCGAATGGGGCCTAAGCTACGAGCATTATAATTTCTACAAGACATTAGAAGCTATGGGATATTCTATAATATATTTTGATTATATGACTCTCTCGCAGAAATACGGCACGGTAAAAATGTCGAAGATATTACAGGAAGCCGTATATTATTATAATCCGGAGACATTATTTTATTTTAATTTCCATGACTGGGTAGAGCACGACATCTGGAAAGATATAAGTGGTTCCACGACTAAAACTATAATCTGGCTTGGTGATGATAGCTGGCGCTACGAAGAGACAAGGCCTATATGGGAATTATTTAACACTATTATCACTACTGATAGAGTTAAACATGAAAAAAGGAAAAAAGAAGGGTTTAATTCGGTATTGAGCCAGTGGGCTTGCAATCATATGTTATGTAGAAAAATGAACTTGCCGAAGGTATATGATATATCCTTTGTAGGCAGATGTTACGGAGAAAGGAAAGAATTTATAGAACGACTAAGGAAAAGCGGTATAAATATTATAACCTTTGGCCAGGGCTGGGAAGGAGGTGAGAGGGTCTCTCAAGCAGAATTAATTAGAATATATAATCAAAGCAAAATAGTACTAAATATTTCTAAATCTTCCCGGGGTAATAAAACTCAAATAAAGGGAAGGGATTTTGAAGTACCCGGATGCGGAAGTTTGTCGTTGACACAAGAATCAGAGGAAATCAAAGAATACTTTGAACCGGGGAAAGAAATAGTAACTTACAAAGATATAGACGATGCTATCTATCTAATTAATTATTATCTTAACCATGAAAAAGAACAGAATGTCATAGCTTGTAATGGCTATAATAAAACAATAAAGGAGCATACCTATGAAAAAAGATTAAAGAAAATACTATAAATAAACTATAAAAGTTATAAATTGACAGATATTATTTTTGGATGTATAATAATAATGTATAATACTTTGACAATTAAATAAAACGTAGAGCGCCTAGAGCGCCATTCTGAGAAGTATAACAACTTCTTAGGTGGCGCTCTTTTTTTTGTGTGAAAATTAAAAATAAATATGTAAAGGAGATTAATAAAATGGCAGAACTGATTACACAAATTAGGGACGCACTTAAAAAAGCGGGCCTAGATGTGGCGTTAGCAGAAAGTATTAAAGTGACTGATGAAAGTCAAATCGCAGCAGAGATTGTAAAACTAACCGCGAAAAAGGAACTCTCACCAGAACAGTTTGCAGAAGAACTTAAAAAGGCTGGGCTGGATGAAAACTATAAAAAATTCTTGCAGAGTGAAACCGATAAGAGAGTGACTCAGGCACTAGCTACTCATGATTTGAAGATTACAAAAGAAAAAGAGGAAGCAGAAGCAAAAAGAATAGCTGACGAAGAAAAAAATAAAAAGCAGGCAACCATGAGTGATACAGAAAAAACAATAGCCAATTTATCCGAACTAATCGGGAACCTAAATAAAAAGATAGATGGACTATCAGAAACAACGGTTAAGACAAAGCGGGAGACTTTAATTAAAGATGCCTTAAAAAAGGCAGATTTAGGCGAAGGATTTGCAACTTATATTAACGTTGAGAAGGACGAAGAGATTGAGGAAAGTGTTAAAAACCTGAAAGACCAGGTACTGGGAATCAAGCAGGCCGAGATAGACAAAAAACTAAAAGAAGAAGGTGGAGCACCTAATAAAGGCGAAGGGGCGGGATCTGTAGGAGATACAGAGGCCGAAGAATTCGCTAAAGAAAGAAATGAGGGATCCAAAGGAGAACCTTTTCAGGGGTTTGACGAAAAAGAAATTGTTGAAGGCAAATAAATAAAAACAACCTAAATAATAAATTAAATGAGGTGAATATAATGAGTTTACAAATACTGAGTCAAGACGGATCTAAATATGATCCTGTATTTTTGAAAATATTAGAGGATATTCCCGGCGGAGTGACTGTAAAAACTAACAGATTTAAAACCGTGACCACAGAAATAAAAAAGGGAGCACTCTTAAATGTTTCTGCTGCTAGCGTAGGATTAGTTAACTTGGTTAAAAATGCGAGACTTGCTCATGCTGTTTTAGGGGACACAAGTGCAACTTTGTTTTATATAGACAATCCGCATGAATTTAAAGTTGGAGATGCCCTTGCTTATAGATCTTACGGAAGTGCTGCGAGCATTATCTATATAACCGAAGGATCAGTATCGGCTGCTATTGTTGTTAACGGTTCAATTGGAGCTATGTCAAGTGGAGCAACCTTGTTTCAAGCAGCAGCAGCAGCAGCATCAGTACAGAAATATTTCCCTAACGCTATCCTGCGGAATACCATACAAATAAGAAAAGACGGAGTAACAACTTTACTTGAAAATATTTTTGCCGGTGCTGTCGTTAGAGGTACGGTCGATGAATCTGAGCTACCTTATTTTGTAACCGCAGCAGATAAGACTGCTCTTACTGCCAGAATAAGATTTGCATAAAAATATAATTAATAACAAAAATAAATAATTAAGAGGTGAATAAATAATGGAATATTCATTATTAAAATCAGCAATAAATAAGAAAAACATGCAAGCATATTTGAATGCTCGTGTATTTGACAAACTATACTGGCCTACCTTTTTTCCTCTCAAGTCCACACCGTATTTATCATACGAAACATTAATTGGCTCTAAAGGAAATAGGGTTGCTGCTGATGTAGTTGCTTATGACGTGTCGGCACCATTAAAGACCAGAAAAGTTGTAAGTAAATTAAGTGGAGAAATCCCTGCTATCAGAATGAAAAAGAAAATGACAGAAACGGATCTCAATACTTACAACATTATGAAAGCGATGGCCAAACCAGAACAGAAAGCACTGCTCGATCTTATTTTCGGGGATGTAGATTCCTGTATAGATGGTGTAAATGCTCGACTGGAATGGATGACATTCCAGGCACTGTCTAAAGGATTGATAACTCTTTCTACGACTACTAATGCTGGTGGAGTGAGAACTGAAGAGGATATTGACTTTGGACTCCCTGCGGCTAATAAAGAAGTTGTTGTAGGAGCTAATAGTACTTTCTATTGGGACATTGCCAGTGCTGCCACTAATAAACCTATAACTGATATAGAAGCTGTTATGGAAGAAGCTAAAGATGCAGGGATATCACCCAGATATATGTTGATGAATCGTTCTAAATGGCTGGCATTTAGGGTATCAACTCAAATAAAAGATTTTGTGATTCCATTTGCTTTATATGGTGGGTTAAAAAAACAAAGAGCACCTACATTGGAAATAGCAAATCAGGCTTTAAAATCGGAAGGATTTCCCCAAATAGTCGTAATTGACACCAGAATAAGTTATGAAGATGTAGCTCATGCAATTACATCGGTTGACCCGTGGTTACATTCTGATGACACTTTTGTAACCTTCCTGGAAGATTTGAAATGTGGAGATATGCTCTATGGACCAATAGCTGAAGAAACCAACCCACCCAAACAAGTATTACAAGCTAAGAAGGGACCGATCCTGATTTCCAAATGGTCTGACGTTGATCCAGTAGCTGAATATACCAAAGGCGAATTGAACGCATTTATAAGCTGGCCAACTATAGACAGAGTAATGTCACTCGATACCGAGAACGAAACTACTTGGGGTGCTTAAAAGGAGTAGATAATGACAAATCTGGAAGCGTTGCAGTCGCAAACCGAATACAGTAATGACAATCTGTTAGAGAAAATACTTCTAGATAAGGGTATTACGTCCGGAGATACCTATGTGGCAGCTAATGAAAAAAATATAGATTTAGCTGCTGCATCTCTCTATTTTACCCTGGCTGCACATCCGGAATTTAGAGACGGCAAAACAAGCATAAAATACAACCCGGTACAGTTAATCGCGATGGCCAAGGCAATAGAACGAAAGTATGGCGTGAACGTTGCAACGGTTGACGGAGCTGCAATATGGTAATAAAAAGATATCCACATACAGCAACTATAAGTTATTACGGGGCCGGGACAACTAATTCTCTTGGAATCTACACTGAAGGAACCCTGGTAACCGTAGGTATTGTATGTAATATCCAGCCAAATACGACCAGATATATGATAGGTGAATCCGGAGACATGATCGGATATAACTGGGATATCATGTCTCCCCTTTTTACCGGCGCTGGAAGCGTTCCGGATGATGCTAAAATAACTTTTTACAATAAGGATCATGTAATAAAGCTGCTATATCCGTATCAAAAACATGTAGAGGTTAAATGTTGATATGTCTTTATTACCGGAATTTTCGCAAGGTGATATAAACAGAAAAGTAGATAGATTTGTAGTAAGCATTGAACAAAGGATCATCTGGACACTGGCTATGGTAGGGGAAAAATTCGCAAATGATGCCAGAAATACCCAAACGTACCAGGATCAGACCGGAAACCTTAGAAGCAGTATCGGATATATTATCGCTCGGGATGGAGAAACGATCCAGGAAAACCTACAAGGAAGAGCTGAAGGAATATCTTATGCCAGGAAAAATGCAAATGAAGTCTTACAAAAAAATAACAAAGGATTTGTATTAATCGGAGTAGCGGGCATGGAGTATGCTGCAGCTGTTGAATCGAAGGGATATGACGTAATAACCGGAAGCATCCCGGCAGCCAAAGCACTATTAAAGGCAAAAGTAAGGGAATATAGATTATGAAAACAACTTTTGATATAAACGATATACTGTATCCTATTGTAAATGTAGCATCTGTTAAGGCTACAATAGATGGCGGGGTATATCGAAACAAAAAACCCCTAAACTCTGAATTGCGGGATATCGTGATTATTCCTTTGTCTAATTACTCCGGAGACGAAATAATTAATGAAGCTACTTTTATGGCGAACTGTTATTGTAAGAATTTTACAAACGGAACTCAGGATATTACAAAATTAAGGGCAACGGCAAATTCAGTAATAGCAGTGATAGAGGCATATAACAATACTAAAAATTATGATGTTTTTAATATAACAAATCAAATATTATTGCAGGATGTTGACCAAATGTCAATGTCGTATACAAATTTAAGAGTGGAATGTTTTATAGAAAAATAAATTAAACGAGGTGAATAAATAATGTCAAATATTCGACTTATCGGACTGGAAAGTATAAAAATTGGAGAAATAACTGCTACCAAGGCGATGGCAACTGGTGCATCTATATCTACTATAGTTGCTATTGTTCCGGACAGCGCACATCTTATCTTTGAATCTCCTGGTGTAACTGACCTTTTTGTAGAAGAAGAAGATCTTCCCGATATGCAGGTTCTCGGCACTGCTAAAAAAACCTTAGAATTTGCAACAAGGGATATGGGTACCAAAATATTAATAGAGGCTTTTGGCGGACATGCCGCAACCACGGTATGGAGTATGGCGGTAACCTCTATGGTTGCAGAAGAGAGATGCGTTGAAGCACTGTCTAAAGCCTACAATGGTTACAAGATGTTAATACAGATTCCTAGAGCATCATTTAAGGCTGGAGCAGATTTAAGATTTACCAAAACAGAATCGGGTCAAATTAGTTTTGCTTGCGATGTAATGATCCCGGCATCAAGTGTCCAGATATCTCCAATGGTAATAAAACAGGTGGCTGAATAAATATCATTTATACCCACCCTGTATATTACAGGGTGGGTATAACAGGAAGGAGGGAATATGAGAATAGAAAAAAAGAACTTGGTAATTATAACAAATGATACTTATGAAATGCATGATGGGGATGCTGGATATATTGCTACGATAGCAAACGGGAAGATAGAGAGTATTATTGATGCCTCAGAGAGCGGTGATTCATTAAAAGATAAATTACCTAAAGATAAAAAATCCCTTATAGATTTAAGAGATTTTTTGAATAAAGTTATAGAAAATATGGGGAAAGAGGAAATATGACAAAAAAGAAAAAAGAAAAGAAGGGCGCAAAAATAGAAAATAAACCGGTAGACAATAAGCAAGTTCGGAGTGATGCCATTAATGCAATCCTGCAAAAAGGGGTGGATTTTACGATCACCATCCAGAGTAAAAATTTACTTAACAAGCTCCACTTAAAACCGTTAGAAAGAAAGTTTGTAATCTATCCTCTTAAAATGGGAACTCTATTAAAAATTAGTGAAATCCTATTAGATCTTAATACTGATGAATTGACGGATGCGATGAAAAACGAGGGAAAAGAAGTTAATATC